TTTACTGAGTTGTCGGCTAGGTTTTCCACTCTTCCGACAGTACCGTGAACGGTAAGTTTTCCTCCTGCAGATGATGTAAGTTGTCCATCGTTACCCGGGGTTCCATCTGAGTTGTATAATTGTGAATTTGTACTGTATTGGAAATCTACAGGGATGCCTACCTCTCCACCGCGTTGTGACCAAGGGAGACACGATGTAAAATAATCCTTCTCCCAGCAGCGATTTTGGATATTTAGAATGATAGGATCGGCCAGTCCGGATCCTTTATCAAAATCTACTCCGTCATCGAGGTTCTGATCTCGGTAATACTCGTTGTAAATTGCATAATAAGCGCGAAAGGGTAATGCTGATACATTGATTGATTGTAGAGGGGTTGCTCCGAAAGATGGGAGTCCCATATAATCAGCTAGTTTTCCCGGCTTGAAATACCATTCGTTTGCGGCATTCATTTGTACGTAGGGATGCACTGGGGCTAGATCGCCATCGGGGCCACCAGTGATGAAATCCTCCCATTCATCCCATATGATACGATTGGGTACGAAGAAATAGTGTGTGTAAACATTTACACGGTGCATCATTGGAGCGATCATGGGAGAGAGGCGCATAAAAATTTCGGAATTGCATTTTATGGAGTCCCCGGGCAAAATTTCTTGGTTTAAAATTGGAATTAGAGCGCCCATCTGTATAGACATTTTTTTCTCGTGGGAGAGGTCGAATGTGTTTTTGCCGGGAGCATGAGATTTGATTGATCCGAATATATTGTTCATAGTTTTGAATTTTTTGATTTTTTGATTATTGCCTTATGTGTTGCTTCTTTTTGTTCTGCAAAGTATTGCGATGGATTTTCGTAGTGATCGTATTGGATCAGTTTGTCAGTTATTTTTTTGTTTTGTTGCCGCATAGCGGATTCATAGAATTGTTGTTTTTCGTGAGTAGTAAATATTTTGTCTTTATAGTACCGGGGCATACGGGTTTTGTTGCCATCTTGTACAACGTAGTTGTTCTGTGTTTTCTGATGATAGTTTTTGGCTCTTTTTATATAGCCTTTTCCGATGCCCTTTGACATGAGAGAGAAAGGAAGTACACGATCTCCATTGATCGGTATCTGCTTGTTGATGAAGTATTTTGTAACGTAGTGGATACTTGCGCTTTCTGCTTTTCCGATCTGTATTTGTCCAAGTGACCATATGTAAGACATTTTTTCTATAACCTCGGGATGTGTTGAGAAGGTAATTAGGTGATAGTGAGGGCGAGAGGTTTTTTCCCCATACTCGCCTACTGCATAGTAGCGTATTGGATCGAAGATTTTTAGTTTCCTACTTTGATAGCTTCTCAAACGTTTTATAAATGTCTGAAGATCGCGTTTGTCCAAGGTTGATAATCCTCTTTGAGTTCTTTTTAAATTTTCGTCGGCGTATGTTAGCGTGATAAAGTGCGACGATGAGTGATATTTTAGTTCCTCTTTTAGTCTGAATGTCCATTCGTTACGTTTTGTTGATAAACATTGACCACAGGAGCCACAGGGGACAGATACTTTTTGATAAAGTCCCCCGTTGCCCTGATTAGGTCGTGTTATAATTATAGGTTCTTTACAGATCATTATAGGCGGATGCCACCGCGAGAGATTAGATTAGTTTTGCGCCTTCCGCGTGAGCGCCTACGAGCGCGTGATTTGCGGGTTGTTCTTGTTCTTGTTCTCCTTCTCCTTCTCATGGTTTATTTTTTTTTTGTTAAGTTTTTTTTTTGTTTTCTTAATCTTCAGATAGGTTAATAACCCTGTGAATAAAATTGTCAATAACCCCCATGTAGGTATATACGTAGTATATATCCTACTGGGGTTATTAATTATGGGGGTTTATTAACAATCTTCATCTTAAGAAAACTCTTCCGCGCGCGAGATTTTTTGAAATTTACGAAATTAATTGATTCTGAGAGGTAAAGTTCTTGGGTTTATGTCCTCTTTTTTCCATTGGTTCTCGAACCATTGGATTACGGACTGTCCTTTGTCCTGTAGTTGTCTCATCCATAGTGGATCGTTTACAGACATTCCTTGTTCTGATAGTTTCTTTTCCCATTCTGAGATGGTTGCGCGATTTCCTGCCGTTTTTGCATCAAATTGTGATTTTGCAAGTTCTGTCGCCCATTTGTCGATTTGTATGTTATTTGCCCAAGACCATTTTTTCTCAGCTAGTTCTATGTTTTTGAGTGATGCGGTATCTCCTGCCTGTCGAGCCTGTGCTTTGAGTATTCCGAGTTGATGTTGTATGGACTGAGATTTTAGATTATTTTCTAGTTCGACTCCTTTAGTTTGTTCGACTACATTGTCGATTTGTACGTTTTTCATTCTAGCATCTTGGTATTGTGCAATCGCTCCGCCTATGTTAGGCGGCCGATAGTTGTATTCCTGCCTTGGTGCTTGGTATTGTGCGGTTTCTGATTTTGGAGCCATACCTGTGTTTCCTGCTGAGGTTGTTCCTGTCCCGTATATCAAGTTTGGGTTTAGACCTGCCTGTTTGTAGCGTTCCATTTGTTGCTCCGGTGAATTGTATAGATTTTGTTCCTGCCAGAGATTGTAATTGTATGCGTTTTGTTCGTTACGATCAATTCTATTTTGATCGAAAGCATATTTTGCTTGTTCCTTATTTGCCTGAATAGTTCTATCAGTATTTCTTTTGGCTGAGATGGATCCTAGTATCCCTTGGATTACTCCTCCTCCTGCATTTAATATTGGTTCTAACATTTTGTTGTTTTTTGTAGTTTTTAATTGCCGGTGTCAATTAGCACTAATATATCGAGTTTGTGATTAGTGCAGTACACCCCTGCTTGTCCCCTTTTTAGGGGACTGGTGACACGATCTAGTGTTAAGTAAGGGTATTGTACCACTTTGTACTTTTTTTTGTTCTCCACTCAGCTAAATCCAAGAGAGGATTTAAACTGGGTCTGGTGTCGGCTCCTCCTTTTGTTGCTCATCCGCAAGCTCCTTCGCGTTTTCAGTCGGTTCCTCCGTTTTCCCCGCGTCTAAATCCTCCGACTTCGTTTTGGATTTTTTTGCTTCGTTGTCGATTTGTTTTGATACTATGTTTTCGAGGTCTGTTAGATCGAAATCGGGGTTCCTGTGTGTCGTGTCAGTGTCGAATGTGGCATTCGGGTTGTAGAACTCTTCATGTTGTTGCGGTAATTCTAATCCGCTAGTGTATTGTTCAAAGAGTTCACGTATTGTCCTCGCTTCACCGGGTATAGTTTGAGATTCACCTTCGATGTGTTCGTAGTGTGAGGGATGATCTTTGTAGTTGTGCTGTGAATGGAACAGCGGTTTTTTTCTCTTTTGTGCCATTTTAGTTGTGTTTTATTTGTTATCGTGCAAGAAGAAATTAAGAGTGTGAGTGTGAGGAAAATAACCCCCCCTATCCGTTTGGGGGGGGGTTTTTTTCTAGGGGGGGCAGGTGTAGTGTTAATCATTTTTTAATGATTAAAGACGGGGATCGTTATGGTATGGCATTGGTCGTATTGCTTTGAGTCGATTATATACCTGCACATAAAGTTTATGCTCATCGGGATCCGTTACTGCAAAGACTCTTTGAGTTGGATCTGATGAGACGAAATCTTTGTTTAATACTGGGGGAGTAGTGAACTTCCTTCCCATGTGCCAGTAATCTAGTGTATCGCGGAAATCTCCGTGTACTGTTGATTCCTTGTATTTGTACTCCGCATAGCGTGATTGATAACCGAAAGTTCCAGTGTTTACACTTGCGTCGTCATCAAGATCAGCGTAGATTTCTTGATTTAGAACTTCTTGTTCTCCAATGTGCGCGAATTGTGGAATATAGTGATCGAATTTGTCGAAACGTGACCATGATCTGTTGATGCCTTGTTGATATGCGGTACGCGGTAATACGGACATGATTCCTATAACGTGTCCATGCTCTTCAAAACGTTTTTTGAAAGAGTTTGATTTGCCTACGGATATACCGTGTCCGGACATTGTTCCTTGAATAGAGGCATCTACGGCTGTGGAATTAGTGTTGGTTGCTGATGTTTGCAGAGTTTCGGAGATAACTACAGGTTGCTTTCCTCCTCCGAGATACTCAGGTCGTTGCAGACGTGCATCGGAAGATTTTACTCCGAATATGGATTTTAGTTGTTCGATGTAGCGCGAACCTCCACGTGCCATGAGTTCGAGGTATTCCTGTAGTCTTACTGATTTTCGTAGATCTGTGATGGGTACGTTTACTGAGTTGTCGGCTAGGTTTTCCACTCTTCCGACAGTACCGTGAACGGTAAGTTTTCCTCCTGCAGATGATGTTAGTTGTCCATCGTTACCCGGGGTTCCATCTGAGTTGTATAATTGTGAATTTGTA